AGTTTTTATTTATTTTTTTCCAAATCTTTAACAATTAAATTTCTTACATAATCACTAACTGTTTTATATTCACTTTTTGCTTTTTCTTTTATTTGTTCTTTCATTTCTTTAGGTATTAGAATCATTAAATTATCGTTATACATTTTTACCCCTCCTTATATTAATAATATTATTATATCATAAATACAATGAAAGTCAATAAAAAAGTAGCTAATTAAAAGCTACTTTTTTTAAAAATTACACTTTCTTTGTATAACTTAATTTTATCCAACCTATTCTGATTTTACCCCATCCGTTTTTTTCATCTCTAATAAGCCATTTTTCATCTTTCTTTATTGTTTTAATTACTTTATATTGAGTTCCTGCACCTTCACGTACATTTAGTCTATTTGCAGTTACTTTTATATAATATTTTTTAAAGTCTTTTTCTTCTTTTTTGTCATCTTCATATTTTATATATGCACATTTACCCCAATTAGTCCAACCTCTTGTTTTAGCAACTGTTTTTATTATTCTAAAAGTTCCACCTGATACAGTGCATTCATAAGTGTATTTTTTTCCATCATATACTCCAATATGTCCATCCATCCATACTAGTAATCCCTTTATATTAGGTATATTTTTTATTTTACCTTTTTCTGTACATTTGTTATACATTCCATTTGCTGATAGATCATATTTAGAATTATATTTTACATTTCCAAAACCACCGAATAAATAATCTTTAATTAAGCCTACACAATCATAAGCATATTTGTATCTTCCAACTGCATTTCTTGCATTATTTATTCTTGATTGAGTTCTATAAAATTTAGGGTATTGTTTTATTTTGCTATTTACTAAAGCTAATGTTAGTTTTTGTCCATAAGTTCCATATATGTAATAATTTGAGTTTTTATAACATTTTATAGTATTTTCTAATAATCCTATATTGGTTAATGCCATAATTATTCCTCCTCTTCTATTTCTATACTTTCATCTTCCATTTCATCTTGCTTTAATTGTTCCTGGTCTTTATTATAAGTTGCTGTACTTATTCCTAATAAAGCACCTAGAAATGTATCTACAATTGTTATTGTGCCTACTATTTCTTCACCAAAAGGCAATCCCCATATTCTTGCTAACCCAAAATATAAAGTTCCTAATGCTGGCAAAAAAATTAAAGCTATCCATTTCAAAATATCATATAATTTATTACTCATTTTTTTTCACCTCCTTATACTAATTTTAAAATTCCTTTTTCTATAAGCAAATCCCATTTTGTATCTACATAACTATTTCCACCTAACCTATTATATTCTTCTTTTGCTTCAAATGCGTACTTTATTTCTTCATCACTAAACTGTTCTCCTTTTTCACATCTGCGCATAAAATCTACTAAAAATCTTTTATTAGAATTTAGTTTTGTATCTTCTATTTTTTTTGCTAGTCTATTCTCCATAGCAGTAAGTTTATTATCTATTTCTTTTTCTCTAGCTTCATTGGATTTTATCTTTCTACTTGTGCTTGCTGATATCAATGACTGTGCTATTAAGCCTATTAATCCAATAATAGCAACTATAATTTCTGTCATTTTTCCTTTTCCTTTCTTTATTTTTAATAACCTGTAGTCCAACCTGCTGATTCTGCTATGTTCCAATTGCTTAATGTTTGACAAGTTTCTGCTTGTGTTGAATTTAAACCAATATACTTTAATGTTTTATTTGAGCTTCCACCAAATGTTGCAATTACTTTTAAGATTTGATTTAAAGTATCACTCGTTAGTTTTGAACACGTTCCAAACATATTTAATAAACTTTGTCCATTAGTACAACTATTTAATAAAAAGTTATTACCAAAGGCTATTGTTTCAAGATTTGAACACCCTTGAAACATTCTTTGCATATATGTTACTCTTATTGTATTAAAATTAGTTAAATCTAATTGTTTTAATGATGAACAACTTTGAAACATACTTGACATATTTGTAACATTACTGGTATTAAAAGTACTAAAATCTACATCTTCTAATTTACCACAATATTTAAACATATCGCTTGTACTTGTAACTCCTGATGAATTTTTTAATTTTCCAACCTTTTGCAAACTTCCAAAACTACTAAAAGCAGTACTACAAGTAGTTATTGTTGATAAATCTAAATCACTTATTTCTTTAACTCCATAAATAAAATTTAGATTTGTAAATCCTGAAAAATCTAATAATGCATATTCTCCTTCTATACTCCCACCTACATTAGTTGTAACTTCTACTTCATTCAATCCATCATATCCACTATCTGCTGTAATTGTTTGTGTTCCATTTTCTGTTATTGTTACTGATTTATTTTGTAAACTAGGTGTAGGTGTTGGTACATTTACATTAGCACTTGCATAGTTACTTACATCTACTTGTCCATTTTCTGTTATTTCTATTTCTCCACTTGGTTGTTGTCCTTCATAAGTTCCTGTTATTCCTAATATATTTACATCTTTTTTGATATTTTCAGGTCTTATTTTAGTATTTTTTTCTATTAATATATTTTTTATTTTTGTATTCAATATATCCATTATTTACACCTCCCTTATACAGCTTTCCATCCAGCATTTAAAAATGCTTGATAATTTGATAAGGTTTTGCATTTTTCTATTTGTTCATGATTAAGACCTAATCCTATATTGCCTTCCATATCATCATTTGATAATATCTTTGCTTCTTCATAATTTATGGCATTTGCACACATTGCTAATATATTATTTAAACTATTATCGCTTAAATTTTCACAAGAACTAAACATTTCTGTCATACTTATAACATTTGTTGTATTCAAGATTGGTATATTTTCTAATTGATAACATTCTAAAAACATAGCTGTCATATCAGTAACATTTTGTGTATTAAAATTTGGAACACTTGTGATTTCTCCACATCCAGCAAACATACTTGACATTGAAGTAACATTGCTAGTATTTAAATTTGGAACACTCTCTAAACTACTACAATTTTGAAACATATAACTCATATTTGTAACCAAACTTGTATCAATTTCACCAATGTCTGTTAAAGAAGAGCAATCCATAAACATATTGCTCATATCTGTAACTTGGGCAGTATTTAGATTTGTAAATTGAGATAATGTAGAATTAGCAAATTTCATTCCATCTGGAACAACTAAATCTTCACTAATTACATTAACATTTGCTTTTACATAATTAGTAACATCATATTCTCCATTTTCTACTATATTAAGAGTTCCACTAGGTACTTCTGTATTTTCTAATACATTATCTAAATCAGTATTTGCTTCTGAGTATTCTGCATCAGTTAAATTCCCTGTATAATTTCCATTTATTCCTAATATATTTATATCTTTCTTAATGTTTTCAGGTCTTATTTTTATTTTCTTTTCAGTCAAAATTTGGTCTATTTTTTCGATTAATATATCCATTTATCCACCCCCTAATATCCTGTTGTCCATCCAGCATCTAAAAATGCTTGATAATTGCTTAATCCTTGGCAAATAGTTGCTTGTGCTGATGTTAAACCTAACTGGCTTAATCTTTTTGTTCCTGTATAACTTGTTGCATTAATGCACATCTCCATTATATTATTCAAACTATCATTTGATAATTTTGGGCAATTATAAAAAGCATTTGAAAAGTTAGTTACTTTATTTGTATTTAATACTGGAACATTTTCTAAATTGGTACAGCCCTTAAAAGAATTGTTTAAGCCTGAAACATTTACAGTATTAAATTGTGGAATACTTTTTATTGACTCACACGACATACAAAATCCCTGTAAAGTTGTTGCTTTGCTTGTGTCTACCAATGGTATTTCTTTCAAACTATAAAAATATGCAAAAAGATTTGTGAAAATAGTCATGTTGCTAGTATCAATTATTGGTAACTCTGTGATAAGCATATATGCACTTTGATTATTAACTCCTGTTGTTAATATTTTTGCATTATATTCACTTACTATATTCACATTTGCTTCTACATAATTAGTAACATCATATTCTCCATTTTCTGTTATGTTTAATGTTCCTGTTGGTACTTCTGTTCCTTCTAATATTTCATCTAATTTTTCATTTGATATTTCATATTCTTCATTATCTAAATGTCCTGTTGTTATATCTGCTATTTCTGTTGGAAAATTCTCTGCTTTTATTGTTTCACTTGTTCCTTTTTTAGTTCTTATAGCATTTGCTATTGCTGTAAATAATTGTACTAAAGTCATTAATAACTACCTCCAATCGCTTGTGTTATATGAGAATCTATATAATCATCACAGTATGCTTCTATTGCTGATATATCTGATGCTGTCCAATAATCTGTTCCTCTTTGAGGTGTATATCCATCTTGACCATCAACTCCATTAGTTCCATCTCTACCTGGATTGCCTTGTTCTCCTTTTTGACCAGGATCTCCGTTTTTCTCCCTTTGCACCATCTTTTCCATCTTGTCCATTTACACCATCTTTACCATTTACTAATGATATTGTTTTTGTTCCGTTTTTATCTGTTATAGATATATCATATCCACTAGCTGTCTGTGTTTCTGCGATAGTTGGAGATATTCCGTCTACTCCATCTTTACCATCTATTCCGTCTTTTCCATCTGCTCCTGGTTGACCATCTGCTCCATCTTTACCATCTTTTCCATCAAATTCTCCATTATCTAATTTAGTCTGTACGTCATCAATTAAATCAACTAATTCATCTTCTTTTTCAGTTACTCTAGCAAGTCCTGATTCTATAGTAGCCATAGCTCTTTCTATATCAGATTGTTCTTCTGGTGTTACTTCGCCTTCTATTTCATGATTTTCATTAAAATATAAATCTTCTTCTATACTTCTAAAATCATCTTCGCCTTTTACTAGTCTTATATAGAACTTGATTTTTTCATATTTAGTTATATTTTTTTTGAATATATATGTGTCATTATCTATTAGATCCCAGACAGTTCCATTATCAGTTATGAAAACAATTTCTTTAACCCAATCTTGATATTTTTCAGGAACTTCTAATTCCATTTTTTCTATGTTGTTTTCATTTTGAGTGCCTAATTCTTGTGTTATTTCAAGATGCCTATTTTCATATACTTTTACTTTCATAAGTTCCTTTCCTTTCTAACTTAAATTGTTTATAACAGTCTCTAAATCTCTTACATATGTCACTCCTAAATAAGCTGGTACTACATCTGCACTTGATATGTGTGTTACAGGTTTATATGTTCTTGCTTGTTCTAAAGCAGTTATCTGTTCTTCTGTACATTCTAAATATATTGGTTCAGCTAATAGATATATTACTTCTGTATTATGAGTAGATAACCATGTTTCCCAATCATTTACATTTGCAAAATCCGTACTTTTTACATAAAACCAAAGTTGTAAATCATTAGCTCCAAATCTTAAAGTATTTGCAGTTTTAGAAGTACCCCTTATAAAATAATTACAAAGTCCTTGACCAAAATTAGATTTTAACATAGAAGATATATATACATTAGCTCCATTTGTATTTTGTACGCCACTCGCTCCAAATCCCCAACTCTCACTACCATTTAATACAACTTGACCTATATTATGTTTTTCATACCATACTCCATCTATTTTAACAAAGCCATCTCTTACATTTCCTATACTTCTCATAGGTTGTTGACAAGGTATTGATATGTTTTGTTCTTGATGTTCTACGAATAATGTTGCTGATGAGCCTAGTTCTAGTTGTGGATATACTATAAAATTACTTAATTCCGCTCCGTTTTGAATTGTAATTTCACTATAAGAACATTGTTTTGTAGATGTAATACTACTGCTAGTGACATTCATTACCATTGTATCTGCTAATCCATTACTTGAATTTCTTGTTCTAATATGTACTTTAGAACTCGTTTGATTTGAAGTACAAGACAATACATGATTTGTACCATTCGCAATTTCTTTAGTCAACGCAAATTTGAAAAAACTATCAGCGGTAGCAGTTCCATTAAAACAATATGCACCATCTTCTAATTGAGTACAAGTAATTCCATTGATTGTAGTTGTTGGTATTTTAAATAAATTCTTGTTACTTATTACTTCATTTATACTTCCCATTCCATAAGGTGAATATGGTGTTGCTATTGAACCATGTTCAAATTTTAATTCATCAATCGTAACAGTAGAAGCACATAATCTTACATATTTTGTTGTTGCACTTGTGGTTATTTTATAATATTGTGTAGATGATAAATTTCTTTTTATAAAATTTTTAGAGCTATCATATTCACATATAACCAATCTATAATCAGTTTCAGATATGTATGAATTAGTTGTTGATAAAATGTATTCTTTTGAACTTTCTACTTCAATGTATTTTTCTTGGACAAAGCAATTATTTAATTGTGTTGTTCCACCTGTAGAAGTATAAGTATATCCTCTTGTTATATTAGCTGTTTTATCAAATAAATTAATATTATCTCCTGCACTATTAATTTGTTGTTCATATTGTGGGTTTGGTGAAGCCATTCCTCCTGTATATGGTTCATATGAAGCATCTGTTATACTTGATAATCTTATCATTGGTTTAAATGTCAAATTACTAATTGCTGTTCCAGAACCAATTCTAATTCTTGCTTGAATTGAAGTGTTTTCATTTAATGTAAAACTTCCACCACTTCCAAAGTCTTTTACTATTACATTATTTCCAACTAATATATCTTGTCTATATCCGTTTTCACTTCCCCCATTTGGACAACCACTTAATATATAAGTACCTGCAGGTAAATTAAAAGTATTTAAAATCATGAAAACCGTCGTTGTAGCTGTTCCATTTAAAAGCATTGTTCCATTAGCATTTTTTGTATGAGCTATTCCACTTTGTGTTCCACTTGTTGCATATGTATTTTCTAATAAATTCTTTCCTGTTGTACTATTCTGTACTACATTTCCATTTGGTGTCATTTCTCTTGCTTGATAATCAGCACTATCATTTATATCTATGCTTGTGCCTTCTGTTGATGCAGTTAATTGATTATTTTCTAAGTCTGATATTTTTTCTTCTAAATCTGAAATTTTTAAAAAATTTCCTTTTGTTATTTTTTTATTTTTGCTTTCAGAAGTATCTACCACAACTAAATAATCATCATTCTCTGCTTGATTTATTTCTTCTAATTCAGATATTTTTTTTGTTGCCAAGGTTCATTCTCCTTTCTACTTTAAAAATCATTGTCTCACTTTATCTTCCTTTAATTTAATTATAACATAGCAAAAATAAAAAAGAAAGATAATATCTAAAAAAATATTATCTTTCAAAATTATTAAGTTTTCTTATAATTTCCTCGTTTTGCTTCACGATTTTTTCTAAATATTCATTAGTTTGTTTTTGCAATTCTTTGTTTTGATTTTCAAGAACTCGATCTTGCATATTTAAATGTTGCAAAATTGTATCATTATCCACTTGTTTAACATTAAGACCATAATCCATAAGCTGAATTATTCCAGTAATTATAGCCCATCTGTTGAAGAAATCATCATTTTTACTATCATTATTTTTCATTCAACTATCCAACTGCACCATATAAATCTATCAGAACAATCAAAACTATCATAAATCACTCCATCTTCAACTACTGTTATGTGACCAGGCATAGTTACTAAAAAAACTCCTCTACTATAAGTATCAGCAAATTCTCCTAAAGTCATATTTAAATCGCAAAACCTTTCAAAATTATCATCTAAAAATCCTTCAATTGATTCAACGCTATCAAGCATTAAGCCTCTTTCTCTTGCATAATCACTTAAAATAGTATATGCTGCTTCCCAACTAATATTCATAGCTCTACTTAATGCTCGAACGCTACAATCCCAAATATCATTTTGTTCAGGATTAGCATTATAAAACATATACCCCATATTACATCATCTCGTTTTGAATTTCTGAAACAGTTCTACGAACCATTTCCATTTCTTCTTGTGATCCTGCATCTTGTGCTAATTTTCTCATAAAGTCTTTTGCTGATTCAAGCATATATCTTAAAGATTTCGTACTATCTCCGTTATATCCTCCACGTCTTCCTTCAGAATATTTATGATAAAATTCATGCATATCGTTTAATAAATTTTCTTTTTCATCATCATATCCCATATATCTACCTCTGCTATCTCTTCCTCTTCTTCCGTAATTTCCATCATTATAATTTCCGTTATAACCTCCATCGTTATAACCTCTATAATTTCCATAATTTCCACCATAATTTCCGTACATCATTTTCTAGTACCTCCTTTTTTACTTTCATATAATCTATTTTATTCAAATCTTTTTCAATATCAACAAGCTCACCTAACATCTCAACATTTTCTGCATTAATTCCTTGCTCTAAAATTTCATTGATTCGTTCTGTAGCTTGTTCTGTTATTTTTTCACACACTTCTTTTTCCAAAACTATTTACCTCCTTTCAGAGTTTATAATATTTTTTTAACTATTGCTCCTTGATATATTAAATGTAGCATTTGTAATTATTGGAATTTGTGTTTCTATTGGTGTCTCTGGAGTACCTGGTGTAGGCACGCTCGAAACACTTCCAACTGTTATTGAAGTATTTCCTCTAGGACATATTTTCAATTTTCTATTAAATGAAACTGTTTCATAATCATTAGCTGCTGCAATTGTTACTGCTCTTACTGTATCAGGTATTAAAACTCCGTCTTCATATAAACCAATAGCCACAACTCCTGCTGTTGCTGAACTAACAGAAGCACTAAAGTTTACATTATAATATCCATTATAATTATTTCCAAATATTTTAAATATTGGATTACCATTTTCATAGTCTAACCATCCACCATTGCAACAATAAGCACATCTTGTTCTTATATTTGTTGCATCAAATGTTATTGGACTTGAATTACTTGGTAAAATTTTTGGCTCATTAATTATAGTTTGTATCATATTTATTCTCCTTTCAAAGCTAAATAAAAGAGGACTAAGCACTTGCTTATCCTCTTTCTTTAGCAAGTTCTCGTAATCGAGTTTCCTGTAATCAGGTATTTGCTTTATTTTTAATTAAAATACATTGTTGTTTCCACAACCACATCCGCAACCGTTGTTATTATTGCAGGTGAATATCGGAGTTCTTCCATAAACTGGAGTACTTGGCACAGGGCATGAATTTAAGCGATTATACAAAGCATCAACTTCATTAGCAAATCCTTGTGAAATAAATGCGTTTTGTGCTGTTTGACTAGCTCTTAAATCAGCCATGTTAAGTTGAGTTCTTAGATTTGCGATAGTCTCGTTTTTAGCATCTATTTCTTGTTGACATAATTTATCTAATATAGCCTGAGTATTTGCTGTATTAGTTTGAATTATATCTCTAATTCCTTCTTGTAAAACTGCACGATCTTGACAGTTTTCACTTGCTATTTGACTTGATATTGTTTGAGTTTGAAGTGCATTATTGTAATTTACTCCTGCAATTCCTTCTCTTATATCGCATCCAGTTGCTGCAATAGCTGAATTTATTCCGTTTAATCCTTGTAATGTTGCAATTTGGTTAGTATAACCTTGTTGCATATTTGCCATTTGTCTAGCATTAGCTGCTGTCTCAGCATTTGCGAAACCACTATTTACATTAGCATTCACTCCTGCAAAACCATTACATAAATTTCCGTTAATATCAGCACAGCAATTACATAATTGTGTACTTAGATTTTGAACTCCTGTGTTTACGCTTGTTAATTGGTTTGCTAATTGTAATGTATTGAAACCATCGTTTGTGTTTTGCATTATTTCTTTTTGACCATTTGATAGCCATGCATATTCATTGCCGACTCCACCGCCGAAACCTCCGCCGAATCCGCCGAAGCCTCCACCATTATTCCAGCCTCCTAACGCTAGTAATAAAAGAATAATCCACCAGCCTGATCCGTCTCCAAAACCATCGTTGTTGTTATTTCTTCCTGTAACCGCAGCAATATCTGATAAAGAATATCCTGACCCTGATTCGTTATAATTCATAATTTTTCCTCCTTTTATTTTTTTTAATTCCATCTTTACAAAACATCTCACGCGTGTTATAATATAGATGTTGAGTTAAGATTAAGGAATTTATATAAGTGTATCTTTGTGAGTGCTTAACTCAACATTAAAACTCTCACAATGGTACATTTATATAAATTCCTTTTTTCTTACATAACAGAAAGGAGATATTATGCAAGAAATATGGAAAGATATAAAAGAATATGAAGGTTTATATCAGATTAGTAATCTAGGAAAAGTAAAAAGCATAAAAAGATTACAATATGATATAAATAAAAAGGTTTTTGTTTATATAGAAAAAGAAAAAATGCTTAAACCGTCTAAAAATAAGAAAGGATATTTACAAGTGGTTTTACAAAAAAAGAAAAAACGAAAGTCACAGAAAGTTCACAGATTAGTTGCTGAAGCATTTATTTCTAATCCTAATAATTTACCAATAGTAAATCATAAAGACGAAAATAAGCAAAATAATTGTGTAGACAATTTAGAGTGGTGTAATAACAAATACAATTGCAATTATGGTAGCAGAAATACTAAATTAGCAAAAAAAGTCAATCAGTATACAAAAAACAATATTTTTGTTAAAACTTATGAAAGTATGTCCGAAGCAAGTAAATTACTTAATATACATCATTCACACATTTCTGATTGTTGCCTTGGTAAAAGAAAGAGTGCTGGTGGTTATGTTTGGAAGTATGCTAATAAATAGTATACTTTTTTTAT